AGCATCTGTATTAACATCCCACGTTACTCTTTCTAACTTAAATCCTTCGTGTGGACTTCTAAATATACTGTTATTTATATATGAGTTAGCTAAAGTATCTCCATCACTCCAAGTTGTACCAGCATTTACTGTAATGTTAGATGGGTATTGAGGGTCTATAAGATTTGTATTAGCGTGAGTATTACCAGTCTCATATAGTTTATGAGTTACTATAGTATAGTCTCTAAATAAAGACCTATACTTGTAGTCTTTGTCTAGTATAACTATACTACCTGCTGGTATCAACTGCTTAACGGTAGTAGATGCAAAGTTAAGTTTTGCTCCAGTATATGTTACATCTGAATTAAGTGTAATTTGTATAGGAAAGCCAGTATCAGCACATACTATTATTATCACATCTCCAGACACTAATAATCTATCTGAGCCAGTAGAAGGTATAATAGTTACTGAACTTAATGTAAGGCTAGTAGTATCGTTTTGTACTACTGCTACAGATTCCCCTCTTAAATAATTTGATAATGTTGCCATAATTAGAAAAATATATCTCCTCCACCAGTTGATTCTTGACCTTCAAAAGTGTCAAATGATGTTATGTTGACTTCTACATTTTGTGTGTTAGTACTTAATTCTATTCCATACCACTCTCCAGACCAAGTATCTTCATTAGCATTAAATGAGCATTGGTAAGGTATATATGGAGAGCCATCTATTTCTATTCCATTAAAATAACGTGGTATAAATCCAGATACTGTTTTTAAGCTACCGTTAAATACTTTAGCTCCTTCAGCTTGACCTTTTAATACTTCCTCTACTAAAAGCTGTGTAAACTCTACACCAGTACCAGAGCCATATGCTTTCCAAGTAGCGTTCATTCCATTCTCAAAAGAGTTAGTAGTATAGTTGTATGTCTCTAATCTACCTACTGCTCCACTTGTAGGTCCAGTTCCAATAAATAATTCTGGTATCTCAAACTTTACACCATTATCTATAGTAGTTCCTCCAGGAGCGTTAAATGCTCTAAAAAACTTAGCAGATAGTACTTCATTATCTAATAGGTACTTTATTCCTTGCTCTGAACTTGTTTCTGGAGCTGAAAATACTAGTAAATTCTCTGGCTGAGTAGTCGTTGTGGCTTCAGTTATTTCTATCTCTCCTAATACAGCTACTGCACTAGCATAAAGTTGATAGTAGCATTCAGCGTATATCTCGAAAAATAAATCTCCATTAACTGGTAGCTCATTAGTTTGTATATTTATATTAATTGCTGGCTCTAAAGAGCCTTCAGTATTATTAAGATAAGTTGGTGGCAAAGTATCAGTTAATGTAAATTGGTCAGTAGTAGTCCAATCCATAGCTATTGCAGTAGACAAAGGAAAATAATAAGTATCAGAATCTCCAACTAATTTAAATCTAGCAAATATATCTGCTCTTATGCTATCTTGCGACCCAGATACGTCAGAAAATGATAACCCAATACTATAACCAGTTTTAAAATTTCTGTTAATTGAAATACTACTACCAGCTAAAGCATTTACATTACCTAAAGAGATTATTAATTTATCAGTAGGAGCGTTGTTAATAGAATAAGCTGCTCCAGTGTAGTTAGAGTTATTCCATTGGTAGCCATTCCATATAGGTATCTCGTTAAGTGTAGTCTGATATTGTGTAGAAGTATCGCCATCTATGTTATAGTAAAAGAATGGCATATCAAAGGGCTGTAAGTGATTGTAGTTGGTTTCTACACTTCTTAAAATAGGTAAATAGTCAAACTTACCTCCATATCTTTTTATATTAAATCCTTCTGTAAATACTGCTGACTCACTACCACTGGCATAAGGATTATTACTGCCTTTTTTATAATAACGATAGTATTGAGTGGCAGGCGTTTTCCAGTCTGCATAATGATTTACTTGTACTAAATTCCATCTACCATTAGACATAAAACATCTCATTCCCCAAGACTTGCATATGCTATCTAATAACTCAAATGCAGTTTTATAGTTTCTGCTACCATCGTCAGCAATATCTACAAAAGCCATAAAGTTAAATCTACTAGCATTTAAAGGGTCTCTTTGTACTTGTCTAGTCATTGTATCAGTAGTCCAATCTACATAAGTAGCTATAAATAAATCGTTAGCTCCAAAGTAATTGTCAGCAGTACTAATTTGATTGACAAAGGATTGTCTAAAATAGTTGATAGTTTGATATGAAGATGGTGTATCATAACTAATATTTCTATTGAATGGAATATCTTTTAAAGGTGCTAGTCCACATACAGCAGTTAGAGTTATTCTAGTAGGAAAAGAAGCATCAGCCTCTGGAGATATATCATTTAACAATATACCAAACCAGTATCTATTATAGGTAACATCGTCAGCACTTTGATATATACCTATATCCCAATCTCCATAAGCACTAGTTCTAATATCATCTACAACACCTTGCTCTCCTCCTAATGTTACATTTATATCAAATTTAACCTCAGAAGGTATAAGTCCAGTAAATCTATCGTTATCGTTAGTCTGATAAGTCAAAGTAAATCCATCTGGTCCTAAGTCTGGAGTGTATAATGTAGGTGCAGAAGCATTATTATCATATACTTCTATACGGTAATAAGTGCCATTATCACTTTGAAAACTACTCTCTAATCTTTTTTGTCTAGCCATTAGTATCCTCTTGTTCTGTTTCTATTGTTTTTTGCTCTATCTGAGCTTAGTAATATATCAGCTCCACTTATTGTACCAAATACTTGTACACCATCTCCTCCTCCTATCATTGATTTTAATTGATTTAAAGGTGCTACTACTTCTGGATTACTCATAGAAGTTCCTGGTCCTTCGCCTATCAAACCTAAAGTAGGTCCAGTAACTAAACCACCAGTAGCAAAAGTTGGTACTAATAAACCACCTAATATATCTCCTATGCCAGCACCAGCTTGTCCAAAGCTACCTAAACCAAAAGCAGAAAGTATAGCCTTCATAGCTAACATTGCAGCAAGTTGAGCCATTAGTGCTTTAAATGCCATTTTAGCACCTTGAATAAATGTCTTAAAAAATCCATCTGAGCTTTGTAAAGCTTGTGCAAATACTCCTTCAATAACATTACCAAAAGACTCAAAGCTACTATTTATATCTAAAGCTAATTGTTCCATAGGAGTTATAACATCTATTAAAGATGCTGCGTTAGCTGTAGCCAGTACAAACCCTTTACTTACTTCCTTTAAAGCAACTGAAGTAGCTTTTATTGGCTCAATAAAATTAAAGGAAAAATTAGCATCTGGAGTTCTTTCAGTAGGCTTTGTTTTTACTGGCTTTGGCTTATGTCCTAATACCCCAGACTGTATAGCGTTCATTAAGTTCGCTTGTAATTGTGAAGGGTCTGGAGTAGCTCCTTGAATACCAAAATCTAAAGAAGTGTCTAATTCATCTTTAGCTTTTTTAACACCTAAAATAGAATCTTTTAAATCATCAAATCCTTTTTTTACTTTACCCAAGTTTGTAACAAGATAAGAAGCAGCTAAAATTAATCCACTTACTATTCTACCTTGTGGAGTTAGATTCATTAATACACTTGCTACTAATCTCATAGCTGGTAAGAACTTACCTAAAAAGAACTTTCTAAGAAAAGCAAAAGCTTTTACTAATCTACCACCGATAGAAATTATAGGACCTAAAGCAGCAGCAAAACCAGCAACTTGTAAAGCTCCTTCTTTTTGTTCATCAGAAAATTTACTTAAAAATTTTGTTAAATTACTTAAACCACTAGCTAAACTTTTAGCTAAAGGTATCAGTTGAACTCCAAGTTCAGCAGCTACATCTTCTAAATCTTTTCTAACTCTTACTAATTGATTAGATAAAGAGCCAGATGTTTTTTCAATATTTCCAACTGCATTAGCACTTTGTTTTAAAGCCAATTCAAAAGTAAGTTGAGCTTTAGTTATTCTATCTAATTCTTTGACATTTAAACCTTTTTGCTCGGCATAACTTTTTAAATCTTCTTCAGCGATTTTAATTCCTAAACCTATAAGAGCATCCCTTTCACCTAGCAGTGCCTTTGTTAATACTTTACTAGCTTCAGCAGCACTAAATTGGTTACCTTCGAAAGATGATAAATCAGCAGCTAATTTATTTACTTGCGTAGCTAGACTTAAAGCTTCTTGTTGAGTAAAACCAAAACCAGCTAATAAGTCTCCAGTATTAGCAAGTAACCTCATCGATTCATTGTTAGTCATATTAAAGCTATCAGCCAACTCCTTTGCTGCTGAATTTGCTGCTACTTTTATATCTCTAAAAACAATGTTAAATTTATCTCTAGTTTCTTCTAAATCAGAAGCTAACTTTACAGTAGCAGCACCTAACCCAATAACTGGAAGTGTAACATTCCTAGTCATCATATCGCCAAAGTTTTGCATCTTGTTACCAAATCTCTGCATAGATTTAGTAGACTTCCTTAATGCACTCTGAAACTGCTTATCGTTTAACGATAGTTTAATACTTAAGTTCTTCTCAGCCATTTTTCTTTTTTAGCAATTCGTATTTCTTCTTAACATACTCTGCTCTCTTTCTTTGTTGTTCGATGTCTATTTCTTTCTTAGTCTTTTCCCACTCAAACTTAATAAGTTTTTCTGGGGTTAAGGATTGACCTTTCTTAGTATGTGGCTGTAAGTTACAACACGCCAACCAACGTACTCTCTCCCACTCAAACCTCTGTTCTAATTCAAACCTATCATTCCTACCCTTTTGAATACAAAAGAACTCGTGAAATGTTAGCTCCCAAAACTGACTAGGTAAAAGTCCTAGACCGTAAGCTACAGCCTCTAGACTATCCCAGTTTATTTCTTTGTCTTCGCCACTTTCTTTGTGGCTTTCACGTTTCCCTCATCTTCAAACTTAGCAGAAAACTGTGTAGAGAATACCTCTAATACTTTATTTAAAGCATCAAAGTCATCATCTAAAAGGTCTGCAACACCATCAACATTTAAAGAACATTCTTTACCGCTAACTCTAGCACCGTCTTGTAGACCAGCTAGAATTAATTGACAAGCATCGTCTAAACTCATTCCCTCTCCTAGCTTGTCTAAATCTTGTAAACTTCTACCAGTTGCCTTAGTAAAGTTTCTTAGACTATTCATCCCAAATCTTACTGGGTAGTCTTTACCGTTTATTATTACTATTTCGTACATTTTGTTGGTTATTAGTTTTATTAGTTGGAGCAGAGCCGAAGCCCATACCCCAACCAACAAAAGGATTATACAGTTGTTACAGTTAATGCTCCAGTTCCCTCGATTGAACAAGAGTAAGTAGGTGCATCTTCAGTACCAGCAGAAATTTCTAGACTTGTAACAAATCCAGAGCCACTATAGAAATAGTCTCCAGCAGCAGTAGAAGATAGAGTGAATGTAAATGTTACAGCAGTTCTTGCTAACATTTGTGTAGTCAACTCATCTACTTCAGTATCAGCAGCAGTCGCTGGATTGAAGTCCATAAGACCATCAGCACTAAGGCTAAAGCTCTTCTGACCTCCACTGATGTCTCTGAAACCAGCAGAATCTTTGTTAGAGATGTCTATAGGGTCTACGTTAATACTTAAACTTACATTTTGCGAGTGCATTAGCTTCGCATCAGCTCCTCCATCAGAAGGGCTTACTTTTAGGATTAAATCCGTTCCATTAAAAATTGCCATTTTTTTTTATTTAAAATTTATAACTAGTTATCTAAATCTTTTGAAGTTTCGACTTCCTTAGATTTCTTCTTTGTCGGCTTTGCAATAGCGTCTTCATTAGCAAAATGATTACGCTCTTTTCTACCAACCTCATAAGTCTCGCCTTTGATGTATTCTACACCTCGAAACTCAATATCTTTTTTTAATTTAATCTTATACATATCTATCTATTTATGTTAAATCTGTAATCTTGTCTTATACCGTAAAAGCCTAAACTACCAGCACTATCATCGTATAGCTCGTCTTGAGACTCATAGAATATCTTGTCTACTACTACACCACTATAAGTGCCACTAACGTAGTCTAGAGCCGTTCTAACGTGTCCAGCTAAAGCTACTAAGTCAGCGTAGTTATTGTGATACATACTTATCTGTACGGTTACATAGTCGTATTCACTGACACCGTTCTTAGTATTGTTAGGTATATCTGCTACCATTTGATAAGTAATATAAGGCAACTTGCTTTGTGTAGGAAAGTTATACCTAGAAGGGAATATACGCTTATTTCCATCAGTAGTTACTAATGGACTTACATTGCCATCGTTTCCTAAAATATTATATACTACTTTACCTATCTCCATTACTTCATTCTTTTATCAATGAGCTTTTTTACTTGGTTTATTACGTCATTTTGTGCTTGGCTACCTTTATTCATTGCAGCTCTATCTAACATTCTAAGTCCTGGAATACCTCTAAATCCATACTCTAAAAAGTAAAAGTAGAATCCAGTCTTTTTCATATCAGCATACGCACCTTTAACTCTTGGTCCAATATATACTGCTGGTGGTCTACCTCTTCTGTTCTTACCGTTTATAACAGCTAGAGACTTTCTTAGCTGACCACTCTTCTTAGGTACTAAGTCTTTTAACTCTTGTTTTATAGGCTTTGCAGCTTTTCGCATACCTTGTCTCAAGATAGTTTTATTCTTGCTATCAGACATATTAAGGCTCTCTAAGTCCTTAATCAAAGACTTAAGCTCTCTCTCATCTATTTTAGCTGATACTATCATTAGTAGTCAAAAGGATTTATACCGTTATCTATTAATACATTTACCCAGTCTAACTCGCTTGTGTACATATCTACGTCATCCCACTTAGTTTCTATACATTGGTAGGTTTCTAATGCACCCCAAGAAACTATCTCTCTTTTATCATTCCATACAATAAAGTAGCTCTTTACTTCTGGGTAGCATATTTCTGTCATTCTTAGTTTAGACATATCTTAGCTTGTTAGTTCTGTTAGTTCAGCATCTGTTAGAGCTGTGTTAAATACTGTTAGTGCTTTGCATTTACCGTAGAAATAATTAGTTGATGCAGAAGGATTTGCAAAATTTAAAGCATTTAAAGTTCCACTACTCCAAACACTTGCAGATGTATCTGTTCCTCTTTCTACTCCATCTATCCACATAGCGTAATCATTCTCTTTATACTTACAAGCTACTTTTGAATTTTCTGCTATAATTCCATCATATGTGATATTAGCTTGTAAAACACCATTAACAAAAGAAGCAAATCCAA